ATTGAAGGTGACATGAAAGATATCGAAAAGAAATATTCTAAATATCGATATGTATGTTATTCTACTGCATCCTCAACAAAAGAAAAACCAAAGTTCAGATTAGTATTTCCACTTACATGTGATATTGATAAAGAAAGAATTAAACATTTTTGGTATGCTCTTAATAAAGAGATTGGTGATATCGCAGATGCTCAAACAAAAGATTTGAGTCGTATGTATTACATACCAGCAAAATACGAAAATAGTTTTAATTTTATATTTTCACATGATGGCGAAACAATGGATCCTAACTTACTTATGGATATTCACCCTTATGTTATACCAAATGAAAACTTTTTTGACAGATTACCTGAAGCAATTAAGAAAGGTCTAATTGAGCATCGTAAAGGTCAACTTAACAATACAAATTATTCTTGGACTGGATATCAAGATTGTCCATTTGTTAACAAAAAACAAGTAGAAGAATACAAAGGAATTACCGATACTGGATGGTATGCAAAGATGTATCAGATTATGGTATCCACTGCTGGTAACGCAATGAGTAAAGGTTATCCAATAACAGCTAAAGAGGTTGAATACTTATGTAGAGGTTTGGATGGCGATACAGGTAATTGGTATTTAAAACGAGATATGTATAAGGAAGCGGAAAGAGCAATAGAATTTGTCTTCAGAAATAACTTATGATTTTTTACTACGAATGGCAATTACACGAAGCTTATGATGATTATAAGAAAACTTTACCTAAAGCTTCAGAACTTTTAGATATAGAAAGTTTTAGAAGAGCTATATATGAACCCTTATTAAATGAGATGCATGATGAAGAAACTGATTAATTTTATACTATTTTTAATAATAACGCCTAATGCTTTTGCAATGGTACACACGGAAAGTGAAAGATACTGCATGGCTCAAAACATTTACTTTGAGTCAGCTAATCAATCCTTTGCTGGTAAACTCGCTGTAGGTCATGTTGTTATAAATAGAGTTAGAGATGCACAATTCCCAGATGATATCTGTGGAGTAATATATCAAGCCAAGACTAAAGTAAATTGGTTAGGTAATGAAGTTCCTATTAGGAATCAATGTCAGTTCAGTTGGTACTGTGATGGTAAATCCGACGAACCCGTTGACTCAGCTACATGGTTGAAGTCATTATACATTGCTGATTTAATACTTGAAGTTGGCTATAGCGATATAACAGAAGGATCGTTGTATTATCATGCTGATTATATATTACCTTATTGGGCAAACGAACTCGAGCATGTGGTTACTATTGATAATCACTTGTTTTATAAATAAGGAGGTACAAAGATGTACAGGTATAAAGTAGAAGTTACGCGAATAGTAGACGGTGATACAGTAGATGTTGATATTGATTTAGGATTCGGAATGGTATATAAAAAGCAAAGAGTTAGAATGATGGGTATTGATACACCAGAAAGTAGAACACGAGATTTAGAAGAAAAGTTCTATGGTAAAGCGAGTAAAGCTAACTTAATTAAATTATTAGAAGGTCAAGATATAGAACTAGTGTCTCATGACAAGGGTAAATTTGGTAGAATCTTAGGAGAGTTATTCGTTGGCAATGGATCATATAGTATTAATCAACAACAAATTGATGAATGCCATGCTGTTCCATATTTCGGACAATCTAAAGGAGATACTGAACAGGGACACTTATGGAATCGAGAAGTATTAAATGAACAGGGTATTATTTACAAACCTAAATAAATGAAATTAACTATTTACATTATACCTAAACTGTGGTATAATATAACTATATTATGGAGAATATATTATGAAAGAATCTTTGAAAGTGCTACAAGAATGTGCAGAGTTACAAACCAAGAAATCTAACGATTATCAGAATCCAAATTCTAAAATAACTCAAGCAGATTATTATCCAAATGGTATCACTACCATTCATGACATTATGCATGCAAAAATGCTAAGAATGGCATCCGTTATGGAAGCTATGCAAAGTAGCGAATATGAACCAAACTTCGAATCACTCGAAGATTCAGCAAAAGATCTAATCAATTATGCATCATTCTTTGTTGCATATTGCAGACATGGTGTTCCAGGTCAAGACTTAAACAAAGATGCATTTAATTCTAATAATAATATTGGTTTAAAAGGAGATAATAATGTATCAAGTAAATAACACTGCAGACATAAAAGAAGTATTTAAGAAACACTTAGAAGCTAAAAACTATGTAACTGATAAAACAGGTGTAAAGACTATTGAAATACTTGGTGCATCTTTTGTTGCTGATAAACCTGCTATCTTTGGTACTCCGAATGAAGAGTATATTAAAGTAGAAATTGATTGGTATAACTCTAGGTCAACAAATATAAATGATATCTATAATGATAAAGAAGCACCACAAGCTTGGCAATATAGTGCAAATACTCATGGTGAAATCAATTCTAATTATGGACATCTTATATTCAGTAAAAAATACCATAAACAATATCAACATGTTCTTGAAGAATTGTGTGAAGTTAATCCAGACTCACGTAGAGCTTCAATGATATACCAAAGACCAAACATATGGCGTGAGTATAAAGAAAACGGTAAGAATGATTTTATATGTACTAATGCTGTTACTTATTACATTCGAGATAGATACTTACATGCTGCAGTTCAAATGAGAAGCAATGATGTAATGTTTGGATATCGAAATGATTATGCTTGGCAAAGATATGTACAAGAAAAACTACAAACTGATTTGTACTATAATGGTATTAAAACAGAACTTGGCCATATTTATTGGCAAGTGCAAAATTTACATGTATATGAGAGGCACTTTAATCTTGTTAAGTAATTACTGGAGACTATGGGCTAAGTCCCTAGGCGAAAAAGTTGGAGCTACCAACAAAGAAGCAAACGCTATAGCTATAATGAGAAGTATTATTGTTTGGATGAACTTTATAACGTGTTTCTTTATCATATCTGGAGTAATACACAATTGGTAAATAAGTGGGATAAAAGATTTATGAATGTGGCCAAAGAAGTGGCTTCATGGTCAAAAGACCCAAGTAAAAAGATTGGTTGTATTGCTGTAAAAGATAGAAGAACAATAGCCACAGGCTTTAATGGATTTCCTAGAGGAATATCTGATATACAAGAAAGATTAGAAGATAGAGATTTAAAATATAGATATGTGGTCCATGCAGAAATGAATTGCATATACAATGCATCATATCATGGTGTATCTCTAGATGGTAGTACGTTTTATATTTATGGATTACCTGTATGTAGTGAATGTGGAAAGGGTATAATTCAAGTAGGTGCAAAAAGAGTAGTATGGAAAGCAATAGCAGATGAAATACCAACAAGATGGATGGATAGTAATATGTTAACAGAAGAAATGTTTATAGAAGCAGGAGTAGAATATGACAGAGCCTAGGAATCCAAAATACACATCAGATTGGTATTTAAAATGGGTGGCATCAATCATTGTACTATGTGCAATGTCAATTAGAGGTGTAGCAGAATATGCTCAAATTGATTTATACTTAAGTATTATAGGTATAGGACTATGGTTATGTGTATCTCTTATTTGGAACGATAGAGCATTAATACTTTTAAATGGTATGGGATTATTATTCCTACTAAATAACTTATGGAAGAGTTTCTTATGAAGATAGGTGTAGGTAAAATAGGTAAATCAGTATTATTCGACAGTAGTCGTTGGGGTGCAGTTGGTGGAGATAATGAAGCACCAATATTATTTGAACATTTAATTAGAAACAATCCTCAACACGAATTTGTTTTAGTATGTCCTACAGATTATAATAGATTACCTTTAAACAGACAACAAGAAATTAACGAACATGGCAATGTAACCAATGCATGGGAACATTTTGTTGATTGGAAACAATCAGGTAAATGGAGTCGTAACCATCCAGCAAGTGATAGACAAGAATTTATGGAAGATGTTTTAATTAAAGATCCTAAATATAAAGTTGAGGTTGGTGTATTTATGATGGGTATGTCAGCAACTTCAAATATACATGGTCATTCTAAATTAATGACTGACCATACAACTCTTGCAAAACCACTTGATATGCAAAGAAGGTATGCTGGTCCACCTGTATATTATCTTAATCATTATACAGATGTAAAATGGATTATGTTATTAAATGATCCAAGATTATATCCAGGTAAAATGAGAGACTTATGGAATCCACCACAAAAAATCTTTTCACAATATAACGAACCTATAGTACATAAAAACTATGCATCGTATGATGATCCTACAAGACAAGAACATAATATTCAATGTAGCTATGATGCATTGGAAACAACATTTCTTATTGGTAAAAAACGTGGTGAAATGTTAGAAGAAATACCTAATAGTTTAGATAACTTTTTTGAAGATAAACCAAAAGCTGGAGAAAAAGATATTAAGTTTATGATAGTATGTAACGAAGGTAAACCATCTAGGTATCCTGACTTAAAGAAATATATACTTGACCATGTACAAGATGTTGACATATACGGACAATGGAAACCTGAAACTATAGGTGAAGATAAAAGATTTAAAGGACCAAAGAAGTTTAATGATTTAATGCAGATGTTACCAAGAGTAAAATACACATTCTGTATTCCAATTAAAAAAGGTTGGGTAACTGCAAAGGTATGGGAAATGGCTCATTATGGTATTATACCTTTCTTACACCCAACATATGATGAACAAGATAATCTTAAAGTACCTGACTTTATTAGAGTTAAGGATTCTGAGGACTTATTTAATAAAATTAAATTCTTAGAAGAAAAACCAAAAGCGTATCAAGAGCTTAGAGATTTACTTGATAACTTACTTAAAGATGAGTATTACGATGGCTCATATTTAAACAATAAAATTATGGAAGAATTAAAAACTTATGTATAATAAAAGACTTATAGTAGATTTTGACGACACGATAGCATACACTAAAAATAGAGATTGGATAAATGCAGAACCAAATACAGACTTAATTAAAAAGTTAAATAAACTTACCAATGAAGGATGGACAGTAGATATCTTTACAGCTAGAGGTTCAATATCATGTAAAACCAGACAAGAGGCAGAAGAAAAATACGGTGAACAAATTAAAGCTTGGCTACAAGATCATGAAGTAAATTATAATATACTATCATTTGACAAACCATTAGGTGCTTATTATATTGATGATAAAGGTATTACTCCCGAAGATTTTATAGGTACAGACATTAGAGAACTTGAAGGTGGTTTATCAGGGTCAGACATTTATACTGATGGTAAATTAGTACATAAGACTGCTAATAACGCTCACCTTGCTCATGCTTGGTTCTCTTATGTAAATGATTCGTTAAATGTTCCAAGAATTGATAGAGTTGTGGGACAAACAATTACAATGGAATATATTGATCACGATGAATCTTTTATCGATAATTTTACATATAGAGCATTAGGATTAATACAAGAGTCATTAGATACAATGAGAGATATGGATGTACTAGAAAATAGCTACACATTTGATGATTATGTAAAGAGAATTGCAGACCATATTAATTTAGCTGGAGATATACCAGAATTTAGTGAGGCTTTTGAAAGGTTAAAGGATATGGAATTACAACCGTCGTTTTCACATGGTGACTTTGGTGTAAAGAATATGTTATTTAAAGGTGATGAATTATATTTAATTGATCCTATCCTAGATACATTTGGATGTACTGAACTTGATGTTGCTAAATTTATAGCATCATTATATATCAATAACTATTATGATATTACTTGTTTAGCTATCAGAACATTGTGTGCGTATAACAAATTTGAAGAAGAGGATATTACTACTTTAGTTAAAGCAGAAATCATTAGAGTATACAAATATCACCCAGACAAACAATTTATAATTAATAAAGTAACACAGGCAGAAGCTGATTTTTGGAGAAGATATGAATGATATTTTTATAATAAGTAATAACATGGACAGATTAGTACAATTTAAAAAGTACTATAATATATTTCATGATGAAACAAAAACACAACTAAATGTAATATTAGATAATAGACAAAAAGATTTTGATGTAAGTCAAATACTTGACACATTTAATATTTACTATACAAAAGATATACTTGAAGAAGTAAAACCATTATTTGACAACCCAGAAATGATTGATAAAATATTAGAGATTTATGGTGTTGCTATTAAATGGTTTGTGTTTCCTTATGTTCATAAAATACTTAATATAGAAAAAGCAATGATGATGGACGATGATGTATTTTTACTTCAACCAATAGATGAATATTTCAAAAAAGATTATGTTTATTATAATGAGTCAGCATTAGGTGTTATGGCCAAAGGTGTTGAAAAAGTACTAGAGCCATTATTTAGAGAATATGTTGATATTACTAAAATGAGAGAAAAGCCATGGTTCACATTAAACTCAGGACAAATTATTCATAAAGATAACGATATGTTAATGACCTTTTTAAATAGAGCTTTGCATCCGAATGTATATAATCTTTTAGTAGAAGCAACAGAAAAATATAAAGCAAAATCGGACTTTATAAATAATAAACAGAACAAACGTGTCATAGGTGGTAAGTTTTGGATTATAGAACAAAACATATATGCTATCTATTATAGATGGTTATTTGAAAATGGTTATGATGTAACTACATTTGGTACTGATATGAAAGTACATAGTGGAGTTTTGAAAGACACCTTTGATATATCAAGAACTAGAAAGTTACCTAAATATTTTCATTACCTACCCACAGATAAGACACCTTTGTATACAGTTTATGCAAAACAAATTGATAGAATAATTAATGGAGAAGTGAATGTTCCTAGATAAAACTAAATTACCAGAAAACGCAAAAGTCGGATTTACATGTTCTACTTTTGACCTATTTCATGCAGGTCATATCGTAATGTTGCAAGAAGCAAAATCGATGTGTGATTACTTAATTGTTGGCTTATTAATAGATCCTACAGTTGACAGACCTGAAAACAAAAACAAACCTGTACAGAGTCCTTTTGAAAGGTATGTGCAATTATCTGCATGTAGATATGTAGATGAAGTTATACCTTTTACGACTGAAGCGGAAATTGTCGATATGATTTTAACAATTAATCCGGACATTCGTATAGTAGGTGAAGAATATAAAGATGTTGAACATACCGGAAAGGGTTTATGTCCAATACATTATAATAAAAGGAGACATTCGTTCTCATCAAGCGATCTTAGGGAGAGAGTAAAAAATGGAAAGTAAAAATATAACTTATGGTTCAATAGTACCATTAATTGGAGGTGAGTCACTGGGCATTTCAGAATCATTAGGTGGACAAAATCCTGAGTGGGTATTATCATACTCTGACTTTGAGGCGAATGACTCTCATTATTTAAACTATTTACGAACAAAAAGAAATTATACTGGTGATTATATAAAGCTAGATGAGAATCCAAAATATAAAGCAAAGAAAGTTGACATAGTAAATACTGTATGTCCATGTGCTGGGTTATCATCATTAAGTCAATCATCGTCTGGTAATAGTCCAACCAATAATTGGATGTATGAATCAGCAGAATATGTACTAGGTAATATACAGCCTAAAGTATTTTGGGGAGAGAATGCACCAAGATTAGCACAAAGTACTGGTGTACCTGTAGTTAAAAAGTTACGTGAGATAGGTAAAAAACATGGGTATACACTATCCATTTATAAAACTAAATCGCTTGTCCACGGGTACTCTCAGATAAGAGATAGGACGTTCTATTTCTTTTGGAAAGGTAATAAAACCCCTTTGTTTAATTACATCCACAGGCCACACCAAAGAATTGAAGACCTTTTAAAATCAATAAAAAATAAGAAAGGCGACCCTATGTCAGAAGTACATAATAAGTTAATACCTTCTGATGATGTAGTTTATAATTGGATTTTAAGAGAACATGGAATGACACATAAAGAATATGTAGAGAACCTAGAATTAACTAATGTTAACCTATATAATATACTTGATGAAATGGGTAAAGATAGGTTTGATGCATGGCAAAGAATCATAAAAGAACTAGAAAATAAAGAAGATGATAAATCTGTCAGATGGCATCGTGTATTAAAAAGAATGTATGATAAAGAATATGCGGGTGGTTGTACAATGAGAAGAACAATCACAATACCTAATAATTACATTGGAGCTTTTGTAGGACATTTACCTCATCAGTTAACTCACCCAACAGAGGATAGATTCTTAACTTATAGAGAAATGTTAAGTATTATGTATTTACCTGAAGACTTTGAGTTATTAAATCCAAGAAGACAACTCAACCACATCTGTCAAAATGTACCAGTGAAAACTGCAAGAGATATGATGGATCAAATTAAACTATATTTTGATAATAGGTTGGATTTAATAGACACTGAGTATTTATTACAAGATAACAAAAGAAAAGTGTATGAATATGAAAAAAACCATTTACAATTAGATGAATTTATGGTATAATATAGTATATATGTTAAAAAATAGGAGTGACTATGCCGTCAGTAGATTTAAGACCTCGTAAGAGGCACCCAAAAGATAAACGTCCGTCAAAGCCAATGCCTTTCGATGTAGCTTTAAGAAAGTTCAGAAAGCAAGTGGAAAAAGCTGGTGTTATACAAGAAGTTCGTAAAAGAGAATTTTATGAAAAGCCTACAGCCAAAAGAAAAAGAAAAAAGGCTGAAGCTAAAAGTCGCCAACTCAAACAATTGAGATTGGAAAATCAATATAATAGCCCGAGAGGCAGGAGATAAATTATGTCTATAATGGATAAATTGAAAAAGAATAGTAAAATCAAAAGTACTGATATACTTGCTGATTCTCCACTATTCGCAGAGAAGGATATGATTCCTACAGATGTACCTATGATAAACGTTGCGTTATCAGGGGATATGGAGGGAGGACTGTCATCTGGACTAACAGTATTGGCTGGACCTTCTAAACATTTTAAAACAAGTTTTGCATTACTTATGGGTGCTGCGTATTTAAACAAATATGAAGATGCCGTAATGTTATTCTACGATTCAGAGTTTGGATCACCACAAAAGTATTTTGAGTCTTTTGGTATTGATACGAATAGAGTATTACATACACCAATTCAAAATGTTGAACAACTTAAATTTGATTTAACAGGTCAATTAGAAAACCTTGAAAGAGGAGATAAAGTTGTTATAGTTATTGATTCAATCGGTAACCTTGCATCTAAGAAAGAATTAGAAGATGCACTTAATGAAAAGTCAGTGGCAGATATGTCAAGAGCCAAAGCGTTAAAGGGACTGTTCCGAATGGTCACTCCTTATCTTACGATGAAGAACGTCCCTTTACTCGCTGTTAATCATACCTATCAAGAGATTGGATTATTTCCTAAAGCAATTGTTTCAGGTGGTACAGGTATTTATTATTCAGCTGATAACATTTGGATTATTGGAAGACGCCAACAGAAAAAAGGTACTGATGTAACAGGGTATCACTTTATAATTAATGTAGAGAAATCAAGGTTTGTAAAAGAGAAATCTAAAATCCCAGTTGAAGTTACTTGGGAAGGTGGTATCGCATCCTATGGTGGATTACTCGATGTAGCCTTAGCAGGTGGATATGTAACCAAACCAAATGTTGGTTGGTATGCAAGAGTCGATAAAGCTACAGGTGAGATTGAAGATGGTAAGGTTAGAGAAAAAGATACCAAGACTAAAAAGTTCTGGGATCCAATTTTCAAAGAAACAGACTTTAAAGAATTTGTAAAAACATATTACTCGATTGGTCATAAACCATTACTAGAAATTGATTTAGATTTTGAGGAAGAGTAATGTTTGATATTACTGAAAAAGATTACGGATTTGTGGATAACCCAAATTATCCAATACAAGGAGTAATATATAAAACAGGAACCTATAAAGACGTAATAGTTATGTATGGAACTGTCTCAGTAAAAGAGAGCCCTGAATTAGACATGGCTAGTTTAGGGTTTACATTTCAAATAGCTGATCCATCAGAACATACTGTTGATGAATTAGAAAAAGATGAACACTTTAAGAATTATATGGGTGCAGTCTTACAGCATATTATAGAACACAATTTAGATAGCGATAAAGCAAGGATAGGAAATATTGAATCAGACACTACCAACACACATACTGAATCATCTACTTCATAACGAAGAGTATTGCAGAAGAGTAATTCCTTATGTCAAAAAAGAATACTTTGATGGTTCTCATAGAACTGTATTTGACTTAATAGTAAGTTTCGTAAATGCACATAATAAATTACCTACAGCAAAGGTATTAGATCTTGAATTAAAAAAGATAAGTGCTCATGAAGAAGTATTAAATCAAGCGTCAAGACTTATTGAAGAAATACAAGAAAAGTCTGATGTTGATACTGATTACCTTATTAAAGAATCTGAAAACTGGTGTAGAGAACGAGCAGTTTACAATGCCATTATGGAATCTATTCAGATTATCGATAAAAAAGACAAAGAAAGAAGTGAAGGTGCTATACCTGAAATACTATCTAATGCATTAGGTGTATCTTTTGACCAAGCTATAGGTCATGACTATATTGATAATTCTGACGAAAGATATGATTTCTATAATCTTAAAGAAGATAGGATTCCATTTGATTTAGATTACTTCAATAAAATTACAAAAGGTGGATTACCAAATAAAACTTTAAATATCGCTCTTGCTGGAACTGGTGTTGGTAAATCTTTGTTTATGTGTCATTGTGCATCATCAGTTCTAGAGCAAGGTAAGAATGTATTATATATTACAATGGAAATGGCAGAAGAAAGAATAGCAGAAAGAATAGATGCTAATCTTATGAATTTACCAATCGAACAATTATCATCTTTACCTAAAAAAGTATTTAACGATAAGATTGGAAAGATTGCAAAAGGGTCAATTGGTAAGTTAATTGTAAAAGAATATCCAACAGGTTCTGCTCATACAGGTCATTTCCGAGCACTACTAAATGAATTAAAACTAAAGAAAAACTTTAAACCAGACATAATATATATAGATTATTTAAATATTTGTGCATCTTCGCGTATGCGAGGGATGGGCGGAAGTATAAATAGTTATACATATATAAAAGCTATCGCGGAAGAACTTCGTGGATTAGCTGTGGAATTCAATGTTCCGATAGTGTCGGCAACTCAGACCACAAGGTCAGGGTTCAGTAATACTGATGTCGGCCTTGAGGATACATCTGAATCATTTGGTTTACCAGCAACGGCTGACTTAATGTTTGCTCTAATTTCAACAGAGGAACTTGAAGAGTTAGGCCAATTATTGGTAAAGCAATTGAAGAATAGGTATAATGATCCTACCAAATATCGAAGATTCGTAGTTGGTGTGGATCGTTCCCGCATGAAACTATATGATGTGGAAGAGTCAGCTCAGTCAGATATAATGTCTGACATGACCCCTGACAAACCTATAAATAAGTTCGGTGAAAGAGAACAACCAGATTCTTTCGCCGATTTCAAAGTATAAAGAGGAGACTTTATGGAACTATTAAATGTAGCAAAAGAATGGGTCGTATCAAGATGGTCAGAAAGAACATCTTGGGATGGCGGTGTGATCATAGGATTATCCCTTGGATATATTCTATTAGGTGGACTAATTGATTGGTTAGCCTGGGTAGCACTTGCTTACGGTGTCTACACTTTTGTTAAATCAGAAGTTGCTTAATTAAGCACTTGTAAGTTCATTAGGGGTCTTCGGGCCCCTTTCTTTTGAGTAATGTTACAGGAGTGTTACAATTCTGTTACAATTGTGTAACAATTTAAAAAAACTATTTACATTTCTATCAAACTATGGTATAATAGATGTATATTTAATAAAAAAAGGAGTTAGTAAATATGTTTAAAGAATGGGATCAATTATCAGAAAAGGAGCAACTGCTTCAGTACATCTCTGATGAGCACAAAAGTGCTTATGGGTTCAGACCTAGAGGTGGATATGACCACCTTTCTGTTGAGGAGCTTAAGGCTGAGCTCGACAGACTTAACGCTTATGCGAATGAGCAGTATGAGCTAGAGCAAGCTCAGGCAGAGCAGGATGCTGATGAGTTCGACGCTCGTGTTGAGTACATCATTGAATCTGGTGCAGGTTCTAGAGCTAAGGCTCTTCAATGGATCCTAGAGGCTGATGAAGCTGACTTCGATATGGAGTTCTTTGTTTACAAGCAAGGATTTCTATTCACTGAGAGAGGTAGAGCTCTCGCCGACGAACTTTGGAAACTACAAAAGGAGGTAGTATAATGAGTAATATAATAAACGAACAAATCCTTGAGGACCTAGCTCAAGAGATAGATAAGATGTCAGGTATGGCAATTGTTAATGAGGTCTTAGGTAGGTCAGAACCTTATAGTAGTGTCGCGCCAGGATGCGATTCATGGGATGAATTCTTTTCTCTTGCTGATATGAATAGCTTTAAAAATAGGTTAATGAAAATAAGATTTGAGGAGATGTCAAGATGAGATGTTCAGATAGTTATGTAGGAACATATTGGACTGCTAGTGCAGGAGATATGCTAGAGATTAAAAAGATCAGAGAAGTCGTTAAAGTAATTAATAGACATAATAAAAATAAAGAGAAAAATGCTCTATATAGATTTGAGCATGGTTACTCTAAACAACCACCAGTTCAA